CACACCAGCACCCAGCCTGCCTCAGCGCCAATCGTCACCTCGACGAGATCGTCAGGTGACGTAGTGCCACCGAACTCCAACGTCAGTTTCCTGTCCGTCGAGTCGGTGTTGCAGGCGTACAGCCACACCTCGTCCATGTCGGAAGTACCCGACACGGCAGTATGGATGGTTGTTCCTGCCGTGGCGGTGGCAACAACCTTGACGTTCTTGCCGTTAGTACCGCCCGACAGCAGTTGCTTGGAATATGTTGCCATTGGCCTTCCTTAGTTGAAAATCGTGTTGTTCAAAATGAGCTGTGCATCATTGGTCGTCACTGAAATAGCGGGCGTTGTCCCACCAGACGACACAATCGGAGCTGTCCCAGTAACCGACGTAACCGTCCCCGCCGTAGCAGCAGCCCACTTGACACCCGTGGCCTCCGACGAATCGGCAGTCAACACATAAGTGTTCGTGCCAGCGCCCAGACGGGTAATCGTGTTATCGGCAGAAGCGACCAGCAGTTCCCCCTTCGCGTCCACCAAACTGTTCTGAACCAACCCAGGAGACGAGTTGACGAACGTCTCAACGTCAGTAAAGTTCGTGTTCATGTCGGCGGCGACAATCGTGGTACCCGCCGCAAACGTGTTAGTTACCGCCAGGGTCGCCATTTATCGCATCCTTCTCGCCACATAGGTGTACGCCAAAGCGTTGATTTCCCATGTGCTATTAGTGGACGGCCCGTTGACTTTCATACTTACTGACCTCGCTGTCCCAAGAGTTGGCAGTCTTTTCACGTCAGCAACCAGATCCGACGCAATCGCATCCCACGCCGCGTAATAATCCGAATCGGGATCCGCGTCATCCCACTTTGCGGTATTCCACTCCGACGTTGATGTACGACCCGTGACGTTCACATCGAACGACATGGCCTGCTCGGCCTTGTCATAGTTTTTGTAAACCTGGACGGGCATCGTGATGGACGACTCGGCCAAGGTAACCATGCGGGGTTTCCCCCACCGTTTCTTCACAATCGGGTTACGGCCCGTCACCCAACGGGTCACAAAATATGATGTGATGTGCGTTTCCGTTGACCCCGTGTACCTGTCCGACGTGCGGTTCTGCTCGTCTTCCAGGTCAATCACCGAACCCGTCGCAGCAACGCATCCCGCCAGCACCTTGGGACGCCCCGATGGCGGGCGATAAGGCATCATCGGCCCTGCATCAATATCTGACGTGACCCAGGCGCCGCCCTGCCCCAACGTCGGATCAAAAATCAGGGTGCGGCGGGCCGTGGCGCCATCTTCTGTCCAATCGACAGATACATACAGTTTGTTGTTGCCCCATGCGAGCTGCGGAGGGGCCGTGAACGTGATCCGCCCATCGCGTATCGCAGGATCCAACTTGTCGAACAGGTAAAAGAACTGTTCCCTGTTATACAGGTACACGCCGTCTTCGCCGTTCCAAAAATAGCACCCGTTGGGTGCAACCGCAGGAGTGGACAGCGCGACCATCCCAACCTCCTGCGTGATCGTCTGAACCTGAAACGAATCAGAATCAAACCCCGTTATGGCAAACACGCCGTTCGTTTTGAACACCAACAGGCGGTCACCGAACGGGGCCAACCCTGTGATGAACCCGCCGCTTTCACCAATGTCAATGTCGGCGTAGTCGTCTTCCGCCCACTTCTCAGCCTGATTGGCTTGCGACCAGCGAACCCGAGACTTGTAAGCGGTAGCTGACTCGTAGGTGTAGGCGGCGAACGCAAAGTTGTTCCAAAAAGCCACATACTGGGCTTGCGGAAAGTTGCCGTCCGTTCCATCCAGCGTGGTGCCCAGGTCCGCAGCCGTAGTGCCATTCCACCTGAACGACGGCTTGTCATACGACACCCCGTAAGCGATGTTGTTCATCGTGATGCCGTACACCCGCGTCCCCGCCGTGCGGGCCGTTATCCCCGTCAAATCAGTAAAGTTGCCGCTCGCAGAATGGGCAACCTTCGTGTCATAGTTGACCATCACCGCCGAGTTGGACACGTTGTCGGGATAAAACCCCCACAACCCCTGAACATCAGCAGACAACGCCGTCGCGTTGCGACGATCCACACCGTCGCGCATTTTGATCCCACCACGCGGATCAACAGTCACGTTCAACAAATCAGGCGACTCGTCGCCCGACAGGTTGAACTGATCGGACCTCAGATTCAAGCCGCCCGAAAACGAATCCAGAGTTTCCAGCGAAAACTGGCGTTGCGCGCTACGAGCCATCGGCTACTCCCAGGAGTAGCGCAAACGGTTCGGCAAGATCACCTGGGACCGCCACCTTGACGCATTGCGACTGTTCAACACCACAGGTTGCGGTGCAGGCATGTCGTCGTAGCGGGCCTTCAAGTTGTCCAACTCCTGATAGAAGATCGACAGGTACTGCTGCGCCATCAACGGGTCTTCCTGCTGCTCATAAGCGCGAGCAATCCCGTAAGTAGCGATCACAACATGGAACGGATCAGGCAAATCGGACGGTTCGACCGCATCGGCCACACCAGCTCCGAAAGCCGCAGGGTTCGCATACCCGCGAACATTGATCGTCTGAACTGATGTCGGTGTCGGATACAAGCGAACCGACTCCGCCCAGTACGACCACCACCACGGCGCGCCCTGACCGTTGACGTTCAACGGGTACACGATGTCGCCCTCGTCGCGGCCAACAAACGTGATGACATGATCGTCGGTGCGTAACGCAGCCACCTCACGCAACCCGTTGGTGACCCCCGCACCGACCACCGCCAGGGTGTAATCCTTCTGCGACGAAACAGTGTCGAACGTGGTCGCCTTCTCAAAGAAAGGCCACCGCTTCTCCGTGTAAACAATCAGGTCATAACCCTCACCGAGAAAACGGTTCAGGGTGTCGTCGGAAATGTCCGACGAGTCAATATCCACCACAGAGCGGATATACGAGCGCATGGTGGAAATGTCCACCAGCTACTCCTTCGGAGTGTGAAAGACGCACAGGTCGCTGCCCGTAACGGGACGCCCCTTACAGGGCGCCCCGTCGCGGGTCAACGAACTGCACTTGATGACCTCAGGAACAACAGGAGCGAAGTCGATACGCTGGACACGTTGGATGTTTCTCGACGGACCCACGGTTTGTGGCCGTGGAGATGCGTCACGGAAACCATCAGCGGGCTGCCCATAAGGGCGCTGCCCCGTCTTGTGCGCGTATGCGAAACCTCGTCCCATCATGCTCCTAACAGGTCAAACAAACGGTTTTACGCAGGCGTAATCCCGTACATCAAGCCCTGACGGGCACGGTTGGAAGTCGTCAACTCGCCGTAGCAAAGCAACTGCGAGTAAACGGCATCCTGGTTGGTTGGGCGCACGAACGGCGTTGGCTTGAACCAAACATCAGAATGTGCCACCAGTTGGAGGTACTTAGTATTTAGCAGGAAAAGTTTTCCTTCGCCTGCCAACGTACCGTCAAAGGTGAGCGGGCAGCCCTTGAACAAAAGGTTCTGGAAACCGCCGTCAGCCATATCAGTATCGGTGTAACGGATCTGATCGACCAGCAGAGCCTCGTAAGCCTCGTACTGGTTCTGACCCGTGATGCCGATAGTCGGCTGGTCATTACCAACCGAACAGTTGTTGTACAGGGTCGCCATCGAAGCGAGAGTGATCGCAGCCGAACCCTGGTTCGTTACCGCAGACCTCCACCAAGAGTTGTCCGCATCAGTGGCATCAATGCCACCAGGGGAACCAGTGGAACCGACCAGAGCGTTCAGGCCCAGCCAATCCTTGTTACTGTTGCCAGTACCGTTCCCGAACAACATGGTGTTCATGTTCTCGATGATGGTTTCCTGCGTCTGGAAAATCTTGCCTTCCAGCAGGTCGATAATCTGGGCTTCGCCATTGTTCTTGGCTTCCTCGACGCCCGAGATTGTCACTGTGGCCGCATACTGCTTCCAGTCGTACTCAGCAGCCGAAATGCCTGTCTGAGCAGTCGTGTCAATAGTATCGGTGCCGCTGTACGAGCCAGCGGTCGAGTTCGTCCCGTAAATCACTGGGACGACGATCTTCGCTCCGCCACTGATCCGACGAATGGTCTGTCCGTTCGTCAAAGCGTAGAACAACGGTCGCGCGCTGAAGATGTTATCCGTCAGCTTGGGAACGTAGTTCTTGAGTGTGGTAGAGAGAATCTCGTCAAAGTTGCTGTTGCCAGCCGCCATCTGAAACCCCCTTCAAAGGTTTAGGTGCCTAATTCCTGTTTGGCGAGGGCAAAGGCTTCACGCAACGAAGTGACCTTCTTGGGCGACCCGTCCACAACGGTGCCCTGCTGGACGGTTTTGCCGCCCTCCACAGGAGCGCCACCACGCTTCGCTTCCAAGGTTTCCTGATCGCGCTGAAGTTTCCCAGCGTAACCAGCCAACCCGTTGAAGTTCATGTGGGTGTACGCGGCCTCCAAGTTGGCGATCTTGTTGTCCAGGGCATGCTTGAACAGCGCCTGCTCATCAAAATTGCCGTATTGGCCCTTCAAGCGTGAAACTTCCTTGTCCAACGCTTGCTTCCTATGCGTCTGCGCCTGTCGAGCAACCTGGGCCTCCAAATGGGCGACACGTTGAGCAGTCGGATCCTCGTCCTCCCAAGACGACACGTCGTCCTGAGGCACGGGGCTGTCCGCCACGCCCAAAGCGTTCCCCAACGCGGCCAAAGTTCCCTGCGGGTCGGCCTCCAGGGCCGACACGATGGTTTCTGCCTGTTGTAGACGCTGACGTTCGGATGCCAACTCCTGCGTCTTACGGGTGTAATCCGCCTGACGTTGGTATCCGCTTTGCAGTTCCTCAAGACTGACCTGATGCTGCTCCCCGTCAACTTTCACGGTGTAGCCGCTGGTTTCCGTCGGTTCTGTTGCTGAAAGCTCTGGACTGTCCACCGCAGCGGATTCTGTTGCTTCCATGTTTTCTTCGGGCACTTCTGCCTCCTGGGAGTCCTTGACGGTTGCTCCTAATAGTCACGGTGAGGGTGTCCCACCGTGGATCAAAGCGCAGGCAATTCCAAACCCATCTGGTTTTGCAACTGCGCCAACAACTCGGGCGGGACACCGCCCGTCGGGGCGAACGCCCCCAAATCTGGCCCCTGCGGCATAGGCACAGGGGGTACCTCGGGAGGCATCGGCTGCTGGGGCGGCATCGGAGTCTCACCAGCAACAGCCTGCTCCTCAGGCGTCGCAGGCTGACCCTGCTGCACCAAAAACTTCATCGGATCCTTCACATCGAATCCTTCTTCGAGAACGTGCATCGCCAACGCCGTCGGATCAATCACCGTTCCGATCAGAGGCG